AACAACTGTCTTTTTACAATAATTGCGGACAGCGAGTTCGGGATTGTCACGAAGGTACTCACGCATAAATTGCTTGTCCTTCCAACATTCGTAACCGAGTCGCTGTCCCCAATAGTGATAAGCATCCGCAGGGATTTCGGCAATCTTTCGACCGAGGCCAGCAATGTCGTTTGCCTCGTGAGTATGACCGAAATGTGCAATCTGCTTTGCTTCAGCCCTAGCGTAAGCCTCCTTCTTCCTCCAGCCGTGGATGAGTTCCAACTCCATCTCTTTGTGGAGATGGGGCGGGATAACCTCAACCAGCGACTGGACGAAGTCGTTAGCCACGATTAAGCAGTGAAGTTGAACTTAGCCAGACCGAGCGGGTTCTTGACGATGCAAGTAGCCACGGCTTCAATCATTCGGGCAGGGCCACCACCATTGTCGGTGAGTTCCTTGACCTGAGCGATGTTGCCACCATAGCCAACGCCAACCAAGTCCATATTCAGCAGGTAACCGCAGAAGTTGTTCTTGAGGAAGAGCGAGGTATGCAGACGGATAGAACCGAAGTCACCCTCAAACACATCGATGCTCGACTTGTAGGAGGTCTGACCCTGCTCTCTGTTAAGAGTGCGAATCTGGCTGGCGGTAGCGTCATCGAGGTTCTGGCGTGTCGTGTAAGTCAGGGCTGTGAAAGCCTGCTTCAACTTGTAACCGACAAGACCATCGAAGGACTGCGTTCTGCCAGTCTGGTTATAGACGGAGGCGAGGATGTTCTGACAGACAGTTTCATCGAGGTTAGCAGTGCCAACAGTCGAGATAGAGTCCGTAGGAGTGCGGAAGTTAGAAGGAACAGGCAGGTAGGTGTCACCTGTGAAGTCGTTCTTAATCCACGAATCGAGACCACGAGTGGCGTAACCCTGAGCGATGCCATCGTCTTCCTTAGGAAGGTTAGAGGAGCAGAGGGTCTTTTCCATCTTACGCTTCAGGATTTCAGTGGCCTTGGACACATTGTTCGCAAGTTCCGACTTAACGCCAGCGATGACCGCAATGTCAGTTGTCAGCGGGGAGACACGAGTGCTCTCTCTGAAAATCTGAATGTGGTTCGACATTTCGTGGCGGTACTGGACTTCCTGAGGCGTACCGACATTGTCACGAACATAGTTCTTAATCTGAGAACCATTCGGGTCAACATCCGTGCCGTCAACGATACCAGCCTGTTCAGCCGAGACATTGGGAAGGGAATCCACCTGCCAGCGGAACAGCGTATTTCCGGGTTTTGCCACCTTGGGGGCCATCGATGTGAAGGGGGTGCTCTTCGCATCAATCATCGAGATAAGGTCAGCGAGGGCTTCCCGCTTACCAGAGTTAATATTTTTTTCTGTGAGACTAGCCATAGTATTATATATTTTTACAGGAACTTATTCATAATGATTTCCGATAGGTCTTCAGTTTTGCCTGTCTTGGCAAACTTGGCGTATGCGTTCTGAGTGCGAATATCCTGCTTGGGAACACTAGGAGCAATACCATTAGAGCGAGGTTGGACAGGTGCTTTAGCGACAGGCTTCTGACCTCTGCTCATCGCTTCTCGTGATTTGACTCCACGGATATAGTCACCGATAACCATCTTGTAGTCGGGGAACTTCTTGATGTGAGGGAAGACCTGAAGGAACTGTTCAGCAATCTGACGCTCCTTAGTTGTCTTATCCTTCCACCACGGATATTCCTTAACCGCAATCTGTTCGACTTGTTCTCTCGCTTGGACATACTGGTAACGCTTAGGAAGCCCTTCTTCAAGAGCCTTCATCGCATTAACTTTAATCTGCCGAACCTTGGCAGGGTCATAGTATTCTTCCTCGCCAGCCTCATTGGTAATTGTAACTCCGTCAGCATTAGCCTCTGCCCAATTGCGAACATTTCTTGCTTGGGCAATCTCTGCCTCGATTTCTGCAACATTGTTCAAATCGGAGAAAGGGTCATCTGGAGTTTCAAAAATCCTTTGCTGAGTCTGCGTGTTTTGCTTAAGGGCTTCGACTTCCTGTTTCAGTTTGGCGATTTCGTCTTCTGCTTCTTTTCGCTTGGCTGTCAGTTTATCGATTCTCTTCTGCACTCCACGAGAAACATCGTCTTGTTCTTCCTCGTACTGTGAATGAACCTCTTCGCCTTCAGTGTCGGTGTTGGTGTCCGTTGCCGACTCACCTTCCGTCTGCTGGTCTTGGGGCTGATTACTATCGTATTCGCCCTCTTCCGTCTGTTCAACAGGTGCATCGTCAAACAGAATTTGGTTTAGTCTGCTGGTGATTTCAGCATTACTAGGATATGCACTATCCTGTTGAGAACTGTTATTGCTGGCTTCGTTCTCTGCTCCAGTATTATTGTCGGGGGTCATTAGATAAGGTCTAAAGTGCCTTTTTTAGGGCAGGGTTTTTACAGACTCCCAGAAACTGTTGGTCTTCTATTTGACACCTTTTTTACAAGTGTCAACTAAAAGTAAAATTATTCTGCGTTAAGACCAGCGTTTGTTCTGGCCTTTTTTCTTTCATCCAGAAGCAACGCTTTAAGGTCTGTAATCGCACTAGCCCTTCCGCATTGGTGAACTCTAGATTCTCCTGTAAGTTCTTGCTGGATAGCCCTTTGTGTTTCAGACTGGATGTTTAGGTCAATTATGTACATAATGTGTTCCCACATCTGGTTACGCTCTCTGAAAGCGAATGTACTAATATCGTAATCAGTATCCTTCATTGGTCATCTGTTGTTCTTGTTCAGGCTGTTCGCCCTGAGGTACGCCTTCCTGTTTCATCTTATCAGAGACAGGGGTAACACCAATTCTGCCAATTTGCTTGTTCTGCTGTTGCATAACAGACATCTGGAGGTTCTTGATGTAGTTGGAAATAAGGGCTTGGAAGACAGGGTCTGTCTGTTGCGACTGTTGAGCCTTCGGGTTCTTCTGCAAGATGTCCTGAAGGTACATCATCTTGGTCTGAGCCGTAGGGTCGTTCTCCACATAGGTGGCTTCGTTGCCAAGCATCATCATACCAATTTCAGTTTGGACATCCTTATACAGACGCTGAGAGGCAGACTGCTGGTTGATGATAAGTTCCTTAGCCGTATCAGGGCTGATGGCTTCAACAGCCTTCTGCACCATCTTGTTCTTGTCGATAACACCACCGCTATCCATCGGAAGAACGAACTGTGCGATAGCCTGAAGTTTTTCAAGGACAAGGTCGCTGTACAGGTTTCTGACATCGAACTTAACTTCAAAGTCATACTGCTGTGTGATGTCATCGTTGATTCTAGGCATCGGAAGCGAAGTAATTCTTTCGAGTTCCGTTACATCCATATACTGGAGGCAAAGTTGGAGCATCTGAGTGTAGATTTCAGACCAGCAAGTAAGCCAGTTATCAACCGAACTCTGCTGTAGCATCTGTGCAAGAGCGGGAGGAGTATCCTCTCTGGTAAGACCAAAGTAGCCAGAAGCGTTCTTTTCTACAGTGCTAATCACATACTCCGCAATAACAGGAGTACCCTTGGGCGGTTCCATCCACTTGTAGTCGTTGACATCAGAAACAGGGAGCAACATCGCAGGGCCAATACGGCCTGTACCGCCGACACGCCTTTTATACATCAATGGAGGAACAGTCTCTAAGGCAGTTCTGTCTCTCATCGAGTCGTGCTGTGCCTTGAGTTCTGCTTGGTCTGTTGAGAGAATGTCGGTGATGCCACGACTTTCGTAGATGGCCTTGCGGATGTGCTCCCTGCGAAGAACGACAAATGGGTATTTGCCGTGAGCATAACCCAGTTTGCCGTGCTTCAAATATGTGTTAGAAGATGCGTTGGGGGAGAAGACAGTGTAGTAGATACACGGAGAATTGTCTTCGTTCAACTGCCTGTAGTAGGCGTAAACAACTTCAATGAGATTGTTAGTCTTAAGTCTGTAGTCCTGATTAAGGCCATTGATAGGAACGACATTAGGGTCTCTATACCAAGTGAACATACCCTTGGTCTTTACGGCTTCTTCAATACCTTCTTCGTTCCACTCATCCGTGTTTTCCATAGCACGGATTTCAAGTTCGGTCATCCAGACTTTTCTAAACACCAGTCTGGCCTTCTGAAGGTCAATGGTTTCTGGCGGGAAAGTAATTTCATCGTAAGGCTTGAGTGCAGTTACGATAGGGAAGTTTCTAAGGATGATTTCTTCGTATACCGAAGTGTAGCCTCTTTCTCTGATTTCCTTTACCATTCTTCTGATTTCCTTTTCAGAATACTGAGGCATAGAATTGGCAATCAGGGAGACAGCCATTTCTTCCTTGTCAGGGTCAATGATAAGAGACGGAAGGGACGCAATAGGTGCGTTAGGGTTCTGACCAGCCATTTCATTGGCAAGGTTTACGATGTCAGAAAGGTTAATGCGGTTTTCACGAGTACCCATTTCCTGCTCCCAGCCAATGTGCATAGCCGTCCATCCGTACTGATTTCCATACTGAGCAAGAAGTTCTGCTTCTCTTCTCATCTCCTGCTTCATTCTACCAGAGGCAACCCACTCCAAAAGAGTAGTCATCGCACCAGCATACACAGCGTCTTCTACAGTCCGACCACTAACGCCAAGTTTAGCACCCTTAATAGAGTTCATCCACAAAGCCACTTGCTCGTTGATGACTCTGTCAATCAGTCTGATTCTAGTGTCAGACGCACCTTCAAAAGGCAAAGCAGGGTCATCTTCATCCCTGTTTTTGGAAAATTTTTTGCCGTCGTTTGTCTGACCATTCCATCGGCAATAACGAAGGTCATCATTCTCGTTTACTTCCGTGATATTAGCGGAAAAAAGGTAAGAACGCTGAAGTTCGTCAAGAAGTTCTTGAATCTTGGGTTCTTCAGAACCATACAGCAATTTGTCGGCTGTTTCTTTGAATTCGTATTCAGACATTAGTATGAGAAGGGTTTATTCGTAGGAATTGTATATTTGTCAAGATATTCGGGTTGCATAACCACCAAGTACCGCAAACAGTCAATCGGGTCTTTTGTAGCCCCTTTATCTCCGTCAGCACCTGTCCATTCTTTTAGGGAATAGATGAGGTTCTTGCAGTTGTCAGTAACAAAAAGTTTTGGCTGGTTGAGCGGAGATAAGGGCTGATTAATGTCAAACGCTAGCAGGTCATTAATCATAGACACGCCCTGTTCGATAGCCACACCAGCCGAGGGTGCAAAAAACATAGGCTCATCCCCGCCATCCAGCAGTTCTATGACAGATGTGCCTCCATCTCTGCCAACAGCCTGTGTTGCACCCGCACGAGGGTCGATATATCTTTCTAGTATCTCCTCGTCTCCCTCTAAAGTGTTAATCAGTTTCTTAATATCATCAATACCCATACCTGCCCCATTTCGTTGAGCCATACCTTCTTTACCATCTGGCTTTTCGCTAGGCAACGCCCACTCACCATACGAAATGTCTGGGAATTCACGATAAATGTAAAGATTGCCATCAGGGGCTTTTCTAGCCCAAATCATAAACCAGTTTCTAGCCCCAGCAGGGTCTGTGACCATATAGTTAGTCCCTTCGGCAGGTAGGTCTTTTTGTTTAATAACATTTCCGTCACCAAACCGAGGGAACTGATTGCCTACTGTGTTATCAGCCCAGCCGTATGCACGAATCTTCTTTTCGTATAGGTTTTTGCCATCAAGCGTTTTAACAAGTTCGTCAAACGGATTGTATGGGTTTAACTGTGAGTGAAACCAAATAACCCCTGAATTCTGCTTATGACCTTCTGCAATGTAAGGCATATGACCCTTGGGACACCCGCCTACATAAGAAGTGTTAGGGTCTAGAATTGTAGCGGGTAGTGTTTTCTTAAACGAACAACCAGAAACAAATTCCTTAACAACCTGCGAATAACCAGCAATAGGGGTAAAGGTAATAGCCAGTTTACCTCTTCTGGTAACAATACGATATCTCAGGGTGTCTACCCAATCCATCGGCACAAGTTCATCGCACCAAATCAGGTCACACTCACCACCTTCAATAACATCTCGCTTCTGAGCGTAATTCATAAACACGCACTGCGAGCCATTAGGCAGAATGAACGACTCTTCGGAGAAGCCATTTTTCTGAGAGTAAGCGATGTTAGTTACTTTGGTCTTTTTGCAATTTTTTAATTCTGGAGGCATATACTTCCAGACTACATTCTGTTGCATCTGGATGCTGGACTTCTGCGTAGTGTGCAGACACCAGACCATCGCCTTTTCCTTGTTGATTAGCGTTTGAATGACACGCTTTGCCATCCACTCAGTTTTACCCGCTCGATTACCACCAAGAACGAGAATCTCTTGTTTCTCTTTCAACAAAGTGTCTGCGTCTTTCCAATGGTCAGGCTCAAAGCCGTGACGATATGGGTCTAACGATTCTGCTAGAATCTTGTCTTCTCTGAGTTCAAGAATCTCTGCCGTCTTTTCCAAACCAAGACGCTCCACCAGCATCTTGATGTCGGGCATCTTGATGACTGGATGGGGCGTTGGTTTGAATGAGATGTCTGACATCAATAACCTCTAATAGAAGCCATAGGGTCAAATCCAGAATACACAGGAATTCCTTCTGTAGCAAATCTAATTCTTCTATCCTGAGCAGACGCACTTCCTTCCAAATCCATACCTCTTACCTTACCCTTATTATCTACTTCATATCGAAGATTTGGGCCTTCGTATTCAGACGGAGTTGCCCAACTAGACGGAATACCTTTTTGCGAATAAAGATTTAGAAGAATCTGTTTGAACATCGGAGAGTCAGTATCGGGAGCAAATTCCGAACCCTTAGGCATATTGAACTGAACCGAGCCAGACTTTCCAATAGGAACGACAGGATAGGAAAGACTATCTCCAGTCATCTTTGCTTTTTCAGACATAAACAATTCTGTGGCTTTCTGATAAAGTTCTGCTCTATCTTGTGACTCCCAAATACCAGAGGCAGAAGGAGTGCCAAAAAGAATGGCATCAGAAGCACCTTTACCAATTCTTTTTCCAGAAGCCAAGGTTGCCGAAACAAAAGGCATAGCATCATAAACAGGACTATAGCCAGTCCATCTCATAGCCTCTTCCATATCTGCTCTGCTTCTGTTATACTCGTCCATAAAGATTCCCTGAGAACCTAGAACATCGTAAGCGGCGGCTCCTCCTTCAAGAACAGCAGAGGGGCCAATAACATAAGGGCTATTCATACCGCTTCTGATATTCCAAAGTCTGCTACCAATTCTGCTGTTCGCAAAACCAGTCGGGGCTTTAGGCATCGTAATTTCAGCACCCTTCAAACCAGCAAGACTTTCACTGGCGTACATACTTCCCTTGCCTACACCTTTTGCCTTAGCAAGGTCTGTTGCCTTCTTAGCGTCAACATAGATAGACTTTCCTGTTCTCACTGTCTGAGTAGGAGCACCAGCCTCATTGGTGTAAGGAACTTGCGTACCTTCAAAAACTCTGACCTTTGGCGTAGCACGAGCGGTAGCAGAGCCAGCACTCTGAGCAGAAACTCCTTCG